GTGCTGGCTTCATACGCCAGCCTGGCCAAAGGCTCGCGCTCTGTGCCCTGCTCCATTGCAAACGTCGTCTTGAACTCGTCACGCACCCCTGTGATGCGCTCCAAGGCCAATGCCGTCAGGTAGGTGGCACGGGTTGCCCCACCACCCTTGGCCATGATGTCGCTGAACTTGGAGCCGGATGGCACGCCAACACGCGCCTGCTTCCATTCTTCTGTGCCTTGATCGGCTGTGATGATTCTCATGCTGCCTCCTGCTCGTCAGCGGTCTTGGCGGCCTTCTTGAGGGCTGGGCCTTGGGCTTGCCAGAACGCGGCCTTGTGTGCCGACTTTGGCAGGGCCTGGAATGCTGAGACAAGTGCCTCGTTGCCTTGCAATGCAGCCTCACGCATGGCTGGCAGCGTCTCTGCTTCGTATTCTGGATAGCCGTCCAGCTGCTTGGGTGTTTTCTTGCTGGTGGCTTGGCCGTCGTCGTCCTCTGGCGCAATACCGCAGGCGGCCATCAGGCTGTAGCGGCGTGCATAGGTCAGGGCGCTGCCGTATCCCTGGGCGTCGTGCTTGACGGCAGGCACGTGCAGTTTGCCTGCTGAAAACACCTCGCCAGATTCGTGAATAAAGATCGTCTCCACCAGGATTCCAGATTCACATTCGTGGGTTTGCTGCATCAAGGCGATGCCGTTGTTGTTCAGCCCGTCGATGACGGCCTCGATGCAGTCACCCAGGTCTGCATACTTGGCCTTCAGGTGTGGATTGGTCTTTGTCTTGAGCGCAGGCCCGAATGCTCGCTGGGCCTTGACCAATGCTGCTGCGATCTCTTTCATGCTGTCTCCTTGGTTTTCATGCTGTTTGCGATGGCCTCGATCAGTTCCTGGGCCTGCTGGGGTGTCATGTCGATCCGAACGCTGCCGCCTCGGATGTGCACGCCCATTGAGATGTATTCCTCGTTGGGGCTGATGATGACGGCATTGCCGTCGTTCACCGTGATGTAAAAGTCGTCTTGCATCGAGTTCACCTTTCGTGGTTGGTTGTTGGTGAAACGAATCATAGCATAGTGCAAGAGGATTTTGTGCAAGTGGCAAAAAATATTTTTGCACGAATCATGCAAAATCGTGGTAAAGTTTGAGGCATGAAGAAAGACGACCAATATTTCGCACAGGTGCTGGCCTTTGCCCGTGAGAGCCTTGGCTCATACAAGGCAGTTGCGCAGGCCTTGGGAGCCACCAGTGGCCAGGCCGTAGAGGCTTGGACGCGCAATGGCGTGGCGCACAAATGGCGGCCGGTGCTGGACAAGAAGTTCGGCCCTGGCTTCAGAAAATCCTTGAATGGCCTTTTGGTCTGAGGTAAAGTTGTTTGAGACCCGGCTAGGTAGGAAGTCATGAGCCTACTGAAAAGCGATCCACCCCCGCCTGCCGTCGGTTTCTTTTCTGGGGTGAACTTCAGGGGTGTGCCAATGCACTATTACCAGTTCAACATCGGGGACTATGCTTCCCACACTCGGCATCTTGAGCCGATGGAAGACCTGATTTACAGGCGACTTCTCGACCTCTACTACCTCCACGAACGTCCGTTGAACGACGATGCAACGACCGTTGCCAAGCTGATCGGCTTGCGTGATGAGGCGGCGAGTGTGCGCGATGTCCTTAACGAGTTCTTTCAGAAAACCGACGATGGCTATCGGTCGGACAGGGCTGACAAGGAGATCGCCCACTATCACTCGAAAATCGAACAGGCGTCACGCGCAGGTAAAGCATCCGCTGAACGCAGGAACAACGCCCGTTCAACGGACGTTCAACCAAACATAAACCAAGAACCAAGAAACATAAAACAAGAACCAAAGGAAATACAGCCGCGCAAAAGCGCGTCTATTGCCAAGCCAGATTCGGTTGACCAGGATGTTTGGCAGGACTTCCTTGCCATCAGAAAGGCTAAGCGCTCACCAATGACAGCCACAGCATTGGCGGCCATCCACCGGGAGGCTGAAAAGGCAGGGTGGTCGATTGACATGGCCATCCGGGAATGTGTGGCCAGGGGCTGGCAGGGATTCAAGGCCGACTGGGTTTCTGCCAAACCAATCCAAACCGCCAACAAGCAGGCTGCCATCGAGCAACGCAACCAAGCAGCCGTGGACGAGTGGCTGGCGCAGCAAGGAGAGATTCATGAGAGCAACTGACCAGCAGCAATTTGCGGACATCCTGCGCGACGTGATGGCCTTCTACAAGCAGGACGTCACACCGTTTGCCCTGTCCGTCTGGTGGCAAGCCTGCCAGCGATTCGATCTTGACCAGGTGCGCAAAGCACTGACCAGCCACGCGATGGATGCCGAGCGCGGCGTTTTCCCGCCAAAGCCTGCCGATCTGGTGCGCAAACTGGAAGGCACAGCCACCGACCGAGCGATGCTTGCTTGGGGCAAAGCCTACGATGCCATGCAGCGTGTCGGGGCTTACAGCGATGTGGTGTTTGATGACCCGGCCATTCATGCGGCCATTGAGGACTTGGGTGGCTGGCCAAAAGTTTGCCGAGGTGAAACAAAGGACTTGGGTTACTTGCAGCACAGATTCTGCGAATCGCACCGCGCCTACACCGAGCGCGAGGTTTTCGACTATCCCCGCCTACTGACTGGCGACCGAAGCCCGGACGAGCTGTATGCCAAGCGTGGCCTGAAGCCACCGAAGCCGGTGGTGATTGGCGATGTCGAGACAGCCAGGCTGGTCTATAAGGGTGGGAAAGTCGGTGGCAAGACGGCCATCAGCTTTCAGATTGCTGACGCGATTGGCAAACTTGCGATTGGTGGAGCATGACATGCACAGCCTGCCAAGCCCAAGCACAGAATCCGCTGTCCGGCCAGTATCACTTTGGATGCCTATCGTGCTGCACCCGGCTGGTGCTGAGCACCCGACCGAACAAACAGGCTGCAGCCGGGATGCTGGCGGCCATCGAGAGGTTTCCGCAGAACCCTGGCCGGGAGCGCATCTTGGAATCCGTCCGCCAGGCATTGACGAAACACCCCTCAGCATCGACGAGTGCTGGATCGCAGTCAGGGAGGGAATCAAATGACTGAGCGCCAACGATTCACGCTTTGGGAGCCGGTGCAGGCCCACAAAATCATCACACTGCAGCTCTGGCCGCTGCTCAAGTCCATGCTGATGGCTGGCCAGCGCGTGGTGGTCGAGATTAAGCCAGAAACCCGCACGCTTGCACAAAATGCGCGTTTGTGGGCGATGTTGACCGATGTGGCTAAGCAGGTCGACTGGTACGGCCGCAAGCTGAGCGCCGAGGAATGGAAGCACGTGATGACCGCCTCGATGACCAAACAGGACGTCGTGCCTGGCATCGATGGCGGCTTTGTGGTGCTCGGCAAGTCCACCAGCAAGATGACCAAGCCAGAGATGAGCGAGCTGCAGGACTTGATCGAGGCCTTCGGTGCGCAGCAGGGCGTGCGCTTCACCGCGCCTGAGTACGTTGACCCTGAAACTGGAGAGATCACATGAAACTTACAGAAGCAGACAAGGCAGGCATTTGGGCTTTGGTTTGGCTTGGGATTGCAGGCGTCGGCGCATGGTTCACGATTGCTGCGATTGTCTTTGTGCACATCAAAAGGTGGTTTTCATGAGCAACATCACAGCGCTTCGTGGCGCAACCGTGCCAACAAATGAGCCGAACGCGGCCTTGGTGGATGCGCTCAAAGACATCCTGGCCGATGCTGAATCTGGCCGACTGCAGTCATTCTTTGCCGCAGGCTTTCTGGCCGATGGCCTGCGAATGTCCTGCGTGCTCGGTGACCATTCCAACGTCTACGAGGTGATCGGCTCAATTGAGATGCTGAAGCACCACTACATCACCAACCACACGGAGAGGCTATGACAACAGCCCACGTTCGCTCCATCATGAAGTCGGTAATTGCATCCGGCTTTGACCCGACTGAAATGCAGTGGTTTGACATTTCAGGCGCTGACCTGTCCACAGGCATCAAGATCGACAACCTGACGACCCACCGGCCACCGTTTGAGAAAAGCCTGGTGCTCTGGGCTGGCCAAACCTCAAGCTATGAGCGTTACGAGATGATGATGCTGGCTGCTGGAGACGATCCAGAGGAAGGCATTGTGCTCGACTTGAGCAAGGGACAGCCTGGAAAATACACCACCTTCCCTCCGATGGTTTACGCCATCGTGGATGGCCAGATCAAATACGGCCCCGTCGATGAAGGCCAAGACTTGCCGCGAGATGTGGCCGAGATCATGCTGGCCACCATGTCCAAGTGGCTGGAAAGCATGGACACCGGCTGCGAGTGCTATCAGCCAGTGATAACCGACACCTTCACGAACAGGCGCAAAATCGCTGCAGGCAAAACACCGACCTACGACTGGCGCACCGTCAAGATCGGCCCAAAGACCGCCAGAGGCGAATCGAAAGGCGGCACGCACGCATCCCCCAGGCTGCACGACCGTCGCGGCCACATTCGCAGACTTGCCAGCGGAAAAAACGTCTGGGTCAAGGCTTGCAAGGTTGGCGATGCCAGCCTGGGCACCGTGTTCCACGATTACAAGATAGAGGCGAAATGACCACAAACGCAGAACGGCAGCACAAGTGCAAGGTTTGCTCCTGCGCCTACACCAAGACCAGACCCCTGCAAACCGTGTGCAGCCCAACTTGCGCATTGACGATGGCCAGGAAAACAACCGAGAAAGCCCAGGCCAAAGCAGCCGCAGCCGACCGCAAGGAAACCAAGCGCAAACTGGATGACATGCAAACCAAGCCGCAGTTGACCAAAAAAGCGCAGACAGCCTTTAATTCTTTCATTCGGGCAAGAGATGCTGGTAAACCCTGCATTTCCTGTGGCACGCCACTGAGCAATGAGCCGAATACCTACGATGCCGGACACTACAGATCGGTCGGCAGCGCACCGCACATGAGGTTTGTGGAGGACAACTGCCACGGCCAATGCAAGCACTGCAACAACTACTTGGCCGGAAACCATGTGGAATACCGCCAGCGCCTGATCGAAAGAATCGGATTGCAGGCTGTGGAAAGCATCGAGCGCGACAACACGGTGCGCAAATACTCTCACGAAGGCCTGATCGAACTGGCCAAACACTATCGGGCGGCAGCGCTCGCAACCAAGAAAGCCAAAGCATGAAACTCCCAGACCAGCTCGAAGTCATCCAGATCGATGCGCTGATACCCTACGCACGCAACAGCCGGACGCACTCCGACGCGCAGGTAGCGCAGATCGCCTCATCCATCAAGGAATTCGGATTCACGAATCCGGTGCTGATTGATGGGGGGGGGGGAATCATTGCTGGACATGGCCGAGTGCTCGCTGCACGCAAGCTGGGCATGAGCGAGGTTCCATGCATCCGATTGGAGCACCTGACCGACGCACAAAAACGCGCTTATGTAATCGCAGACAACCGGCTGGCGCTGAACTCAGGCTGGGACACTGAAATGCTGAAGGTGGAGTTTGCCGACCTGCAGGAGCTCGGTTTCGACCTCGAGCTGACCGGATTCGACCTGGACGAGATCAAGGAGCTGCTGGCACCTGTCGGAACAGAAGGCCTGACCGACCCCGACGACGCCCCACCGCTTCCCGAAACCCCGCGCACCGTTCCCGGCGACATTTGGGTGATGGGAAGGCACCGCCTGCTGTGTGGCGACAGCACCAGCATGGACGACCTGGCCAAGCTCTGCGAAGGGCAGCTGGTCGACATGTGGCTGACCGACCCGCCTTACAACGTGGCCTACGAGGGCAAGACCAAGGACGCGCTCAAGATCAAGAACGACGAGATGGGCGACGACCAATTCCGGCAATTCTTGCGCGATGCTTACACGGCTGCCGACACGGTCATGAAGCCAGGCGCTGTGTTCTACATCTGGCACGCCGACAGCGAGGGCTACAACTTCCGAGGCGCGGCCAAGGACGCTGGCTGGACTGTCCGCCAGTGCCTGATCTGGAAGAAGTCCAGCATGGTCATGGGACGCCAGGACTATCACTGGAAGCACGAGCCGTGCCTGTATGGATGGAAGGAAGGAGCCAGCCACCTCTGGGCAGCCGATCGCAAGCAGACCACCATCCTGGAGTTCGAGAAGCCATCCCGCAACGGTGAGCACCCGACCATGAAGCCCGTGGCCCTATTTGAGTACCAGCTCCTGAACAACACCAAGGGCGGCGACCAAGTCCTGGACAGCTTCGGCGGCTCCGGCACCACCCTTATTGCAGCCGAGAAGAACGGGCGCGTCGCTCGAATAATGGAGCTCGATCCGAAGTATTGCGATGTGATTGTGAAGCGCTGGCAGGATTTCACAGGCAAAATAGCAACTCACGCAGAAACTGGCGAACCTTTCGCGGAGGTTACAAATGGCAAAGCAAACAGCTGAAAAATCGACCCGACTGCCTAAAAAAGAGGCAGTCGAACCCAAAAAGAACGGCGGCGCACGTCCTGGCGCTGGCCGCAAACCCTTTGAACCGACCGATGCCGAGCGCAAGCAAGTGGAGGCGCTGTCCGGCTACGGCGTGCCGTTTGAGCAGATCGCGGCGCTTGTCCGGGACGGC